TTAACCCAATAAAGTCCAATAAGAACTAGGGTAAATGGAATTGCATCTGCCCATGAGATTTCATTCCATGCTTCTACTACGTTTAATACTGAGAAATAATCCATTATTTTTGAGGAATTTGATCTTTATAATTTTGAGGTTTTGGATTTCCTTTTACAGGGCCACTGTTGTCAGGCCATCCATTGACAAGTTGTTTGTAAATTTCTTCAGCAACAACTTGTCTGATTAGTTCTATTTGTGCATCTTGCCTCTTTTGAGGCCCACCAGTTTGTTGGTCGATGACATGATTGCCACCGACAAACGCACCAGTTCCTAGCACTGCGACTGCTGTACCAGTTGTGGTTATTTTCTGAATATCCATTTATTCTACTTCTTCAATACAGGCTTCATTTAAGTCTTGAGCCATATTGCCCGCAACTTCAGCACCTTTATTTCCACCAAACATTGCAACCCATCCAGCAGCAACCCATCCTACGAATGGTATTGAACTAAGAGTTGGTGCAGCAGCTGCTCCGACACTAGTTCCTACTAGACGACCAGTTCCTTCTGCTCCTCCGATTGCTTTGATACATTCTTCGGTTTTAGAACTAATTCCTTTTGATGCATTAGGATTTAATGTAGCTGGATCTTGCCATGATCTATGATTAGAGACTGGGCCTCCTTGATTGATCTGACCATCCATAAAGTATTCTTCTGTAACCTTAGTTGTATTGTTTGACAGTCCTAAGAACCCTCCTTTCTTCTTAATATCTTTAGTAATAAATGCAGTCTTTGGATCGTTTGCTGAATAGCTGATCTTATATCCATTTTCACTTGATGATATTACATAGGAAGTATATGGCCCTACAGGAGGTTGTATGACTGGAAATTTTGATTGTTGCTGTCTGGTTGCAAGTAGCCCTATCATTCCGACATGTGATATCCCAAAGATACCACCAAGTCCTAGAGCAAACCATTTAGAAAAATTTATCTTTTTCTTTGGTTTTACTTCAGTACCAAACATTGCTTCTTCCTGATTCATTGTCCTAGACCGATATCAGGCATCATGCCTGGTGATGATTGTGGTGCAGTTGGTGCTAAATCTGGAGCTCCTAAGTCTGGAGCAAGATCACGCAATGGAGATGTAGCTCCACTAAATCCACCAGTTCCTAAACCAATACTGCCGATTGCTTTTTGTTTGATGTCCTCTATGATGGCATCCTTTTGTGTATAAACATATATACCACCGCCAACAACGGCAAGAGATACAACGCTAGACGCAATAGCAAGTACATTGACAATTTTCTGCATAACGTTTATAATACATAACATAACTAATCTATATATACAATGAAAAAGAGTAAGCTAAAAGAAATTTTTACTAGGTTAAGAACCTGTATAGATGATCTTGAAGCAGAAATTTATTCTGATAAAGAATCCTACTTAAGACCTTATGTACATCCTTGGGATCAACATATGAGAGTAGGAGATAGTGATGATGATGATGGTTATCCCGATTAATTATGTGGTATATTATTTTTTGGACAGCAGTTACTATCCTTATCCTTAGAGAGATAGGGGTATTTAAAAAATGAATAAAATATGGAGAATATGGGCGAAGGCATTAGGTGACAAATCTGGCAAGAACGACAGGGAAGCAGATTACATTGCAATTATTAGAACCTTTATCTTTCTCCAATTAATAATCACCAACTGTTTTATTGTTGGTGGAAACATTCGGCACTGGAATGATCACCACATTCCACCCTCTTACACTATAAAAGAATAATGGACATGGAACAACCAGCGCTATCCTCACAAATGAGGATGGAACTAAGACAACTAATTAATGATGTTTTAGATGAAAGAGAAATGAAGAAAAAACTTGAAGGGCCTTATGATTTTCCCGAAGATGAAGATGATGGTTTGGATTATGAAGATGAATGGTTGTATAGAGGAACGTATTAAAATATACAGTTTGCATAAATAACTATGTCATGATATAATGACATTACGTTCAACCTCTTCGGAGGTCGCAAGTAAGCCGACTCGGAACGGATTCGTTCATCCGTCATCTGACGGACGCAAAAGCCGACTAAAGGAACGGGCCTTAAAATCCAACTACTTTAGGAGTAATCCAATGGCACAAGTCACATACCGTGGAGTTGTCTATGATACAGACAAGAAAAAATCCACAGAAAAAAAAGCCGCTGAATTAGTTTACAGAGGCATTAAGCATTCATAAATGCTTAGTCATACAAAGGGGTTTCGACCCCTTCTTTTTTTGTCTAAGTAAAAATACATAATTGCGATATGTTAAAATCCTGACGTATTTGTTGATACCAACATATAAATAATTTCAGAGTTGGGGCTTAGCAAGATGCACCAAAAACTCTATATTATGTAAACCTTAGTGCGGAGGTAAAGATGCACAATATCATTTCACATAACAAGCTGGCATCATGGAATCATAACGACAACCGTTATGCCTATTCAAAAGAAAATAAACTACTAGATGATTACTATGAGTGCCTTGTTGAGTGTGTGGGTGATCAACCAAGCTGTAAACGAATATGTAAGGAGCTACTGATGTAAGAAATTTTACATTTCTTGGGAGGGGATAAAACCCCTCCTTTTTTTATGTGTTGATTTGTGTGTGAAATTAGACAAGTTGTATAGTTTATGATATACTAAAAGCAAAAGACCTTATAAAATAGTATGTTAAAAACGAACGCTATGAAAATCTTTCTTGATTCAGCAGATACTAAAGTTTTACATGATGGATATCTAACTGGTCTTATAGACGGCATCACAACGAATCCCACACTCATAAGAAAGAGTGGTAGAGATCCAGAAGCGGTTTATCAAGAACTCAAAGATATTGGATATTCAGATATTAGTATGGAAGTCGTGGGAGATGGTGATGATATGTATGAAGAAGGCACAAGACTCTATTCTAAATTTGGAGATTGTGCAACAATTAAAGTTCCCTGTACACCTGATGGATTATATGCTTGTAGAAAATTAGCAAGAAAATTAATTAGAGTTAATGTAACTCTTATCTTCTCACCATCACAAGCAATACTTGCTGCAAAAGCTGGTGCTAAATATGTTTCACCTTTTGTTGGTAGAGTTGATGACAATTCATTTGGTGGTTTATGCCTTGTAAAAGATATATCAAATGTTTATATGAAACAAGGTTGGTATGACACAGAGATTCTTGCTGCATCTATTCGTAACGTAAGAGATGTAAGTAGAGCATTTGAGTATGGTGCAAATATTTGTACAATACCTCCTACAGTATTTCATAAGATGTATAATCATGTTCTTACAGATCAAGGACTAGCATTATTTGATGAAGATTTTAAAATTACACAAAAAATGATTGGAGGATAATATGACAGAATTACTAATTCTTTTTGCTACAATGTTAGCAGTTAGTTATGGAATTAAAAAGTGGAGGCACATTTGATAAGAATTTTTGTTATATTAACTTTGGTATGGGGAGTTTTAATCGGATTACCAAAATTTGCTAGTGCAAATCATTTACCTGTGATGTATGTTCAAGTGCCACAGTGGGCAGATGATTGGGCAGTTTGTGCTGTAGATATACCTGATGCAAAGTGTCATTGGTATGTCGTAGCACCTGACAATACATTTGGAGAAGGATTTGATTGGGAGACTGCTCCTTGGTTTGATGCAAATGGATTAAATGATATAGCGCCAATGCAAGAAACAACTGTATTACAAAAATTACAAAATCATGAGTGACAATGAACAGCTGCTAAGAATTATAGCAGATAATTTACATGGAAAATTAGAAAAAAGAACAGGAGCTGATTCTGTTGGTAATGAATGGAAACAATATATAATTACCTATGACCATAAAAGTAAGCTTGACAAAGCTACATAGATAATCTATAATAAAAACAGTATTGCAATAAACATGAATATACAGGTAGTGCAGCTAGTTACAGGAGATCATGTGCTTGCTGACATAGAACAACTTGACGAAGAACCAAATTGTTATCTCAAAGATGCTTATCTTATTAAAGAAGATGGTACACTTGTAGAGTGGCCTTTGTATTCTTCTGAGAGAGGAGCTTTGATATACTCAAATCGTATCGTAACAATTTCAGAACCAGACGCCGAGATCGTAAAACAGATTCCTTCATGAATTTTTATACAAACGTACAGCTCGTAGGAAACACGATTCTATATCGTGGATATGAGGGTGGAGAGAAAGTGACTCATCGAGATTCATTTTCTCCTACTCTTTTTGTTTCTTCTAAAAAGAAAACCAAGTACACAACGCTTGATGGTAAATGTGTAAAACCAATCAAGTTTGACTCAGTTCGTGATGCTCGTGACTTTGCAAAAAAGTATGAGGATATTGATGAGTTTGAAGTTCTAGGATATGAAAGATTTTTGTATCAATATATCTCAGACAAGTTTCCACAAGATGAGCTTAAATTTGATATGTCTATGATGAATATTATTTCATTGGACATTGAGGTTCAATCTGAAAATGGATTTCCTGATGTAGAATCTGCTGCAGAAAAAGTTCTTTGTATTACAATTAAAGACTTTAATACAAAACAACTAATTACATGGGGTGTTCGTGAGTATGACAACAAGCGTGATGATGTCAAATTTATCTTATGTGAAGATGAACATTATCTTTTATTGAAGTTCTTACAATATTGGGTTGAGAATACACCTGATGTAATTACAGGATGGAATGTTTATTTGTATGATATTCCATATCTTGCTAGACGTATTGACAGAGTTCTAAGTGAAAAACATAAGAAGTCTTTATCGCCTTGGAATCTGATTCAAGAAAAAGAAATCTATATTCAAGGTAGAAAGAATCTTGCTTATGATCTTGCTGGTGTTTCTTGTCTTGATTACCTTGATCTATATCGTAAGTTTACATATACAAACCAAGAGTCATATAGACTAGATCATATTGCTATGATCGAACTTGGAGAGAAAAAACTAGATCACAGTGAGTTTGAAAACTTCAGTGATTTCTATACAAAAAACTGGCAGAAGTTTATTGACTATAATATTCATGACGTTGAACTTGTAGATAGTCTTGAAGACAAGATGAGATTGATTGAATTATGTTTGACAATGGCATATGATGCTAGACAAAACTATGAGGATGTATATTCTCAGGTTAAAACATGGGATAATATTATATTCAATTTTCTTCGGAAAAGAGATATTGTAGTTCCACAAAAAACATCACACAAAAAGGAAAGAGCTTATGCAGGGGCCTATGTTAAAGAACCGAAGCCTGGACGCTATGATTGGGTTGTGTCTTTCGATCTCAACTCTCTGTACCCTCATCTTATTATGCAGTATAATATCTCCCCAGAGACACTCAGGGAAGCTAGACATCCCACTGCGAATGTTGAAGGGATCTTAAATCAAAAAGTTGAGATTGATGGGAAGTATGCTGTATGTGCCAACGGTGCTCAGTATCGTAAAGATATCAAAGGATTTCTTCCTAAACTAATGTCTGATATGTACAATGATCGTGTCATCTACAAAAAGAAAATGCTTACCGCAAAGCAACAGTACGAGAAGACTCCTACTAAAGCTTTGGAAAAAGAAATCGCTAGATGTAACAACATTCAAATGGCAAAGAAGATTTCTCTTAACTCTGCTTATGGTGCTATTGGTAACGAATATTTCCGTTACTTCAAACTAGCAAATGCTGAAGCGATTACTCTATCTGGTCAAGTTTCGATTCGATGGATAGAGAATCGCATGAACAAATATTTAAACAAAATTTTAAAAACGGAGAATGAAGATTATGTCATTGCTAGTGATACTGATTCTATCTACCTTAATCTGGGTCCTTTGGTTGAAACTGTATACAAAGGGAGAGAGGCGACTAATGAAAAGATTGTTTCTTTCCTCGATAAGGTGTGTGATGTGGAATTGGAAAAATATATTTCGAGTTCTTACCAAACGTTGGCGGACTATGTAGGTGCTTATGATCAAAAGATGTTCATGAAACGTGAGAACATTGCTGATCGTGGTATCTGGACTGCCAAGAAAAGATATATTCTCAACGTGTGGGATAGTGAAGGTGTCAGATATGAACAACCGAAGATGAAAATCATGGGTCTTGAAACTGCACGTTCATCAACACCAGCATATTATCGTGATAAACTCAAGAAAGCTTTCAAGATTATTATTGACAAATCGAATGATGATCTGATATCATTTATTGAGAATGTCAAAAAAGAAACAAAAGAAATGGAGATTGCTGACATCTCATTTCCAAGAGGATTGAATGGATTGGGTAAATACAAATCTAGTTCTGATATGTATGCAAAAGGAACTCCGATTCATGTTCGAGGGGCAATCTTATACAATCATCATGTGAAGAGATTGAAACTTACACATAAGTATCCTTACATACAGGAAGGAGAAAAGATTAAATTTGTTTATTTGAAGAAACCAAATCCGATAGGAGAAAATGTTATTGCATATCTTCAAACTTTGCCAAAAGAATTTAATCTACAAAAATACATTGATTACAATTTACAATTTGAAAAAAGTTTTTTAGAACCATTGAAGAATGTTGTTGAAACAATTGGATGGATGGTTGAAAAGAAAGGCACACTTGAATCATTTTTCGTATAGGAGGTTATTATGTCATTTGTAAAAACAGTTATTAAAGAAATCGACAATGAATTTGCTTCAATAGCAGACGAAGGTATAGCAGCAGGAGATTGTAATTCTTTTGTTGATACTGGTTCTTATATTTTTAACGCTTTAGTTAGTGGTAGTATTAAAGGTGGTTTACCTTCTAATAAGATTACAGCGTTAGCAGGAGAATCATCTACAGGTAAAACATTTTTTGCTTTATCAATTGTCAAAAATTTTCTAATACAAAATCCAAAAGGAGAAGTAATATATTTTGAATCTGAATCAGCGATCACAAAAGATATGTTGAGTGAACGTGGTATTGATGTCAAACGTCTTGGTTTAGTTCCTGTAACTACAGTACAAGAATTTAGAACACAAGCAATCAAAATTGTAGATGAATATACAAAACTTAAATTGGAAGATCGACCACCATTAATGTTTGTATTAGATTCTCTTGGAATGTTATCTACTACAAAGGAAGTTGAAGATGCTTCAGCTGGTAAAGAGACTAGAGATATGACAAGAGCTCAGATAGTCAAATCAATTTTTAGAATTTTATCTCTTAAATTAGGTCAAGCACAGATTCCTCTAATTGTCACAAACCATACATATGATGTAGTGGGGTCATACATGCCAACCAAAGAAATGGGTGGTGGATCAGGACTAAAGTATGCTGCATCGACTATAATATATCTCAGTAAGTCAAAAGAAAAAGATGGTACTGAGGTAGTTGGAAATATTATAAAATGTAAAACATTCAAATCTAGATTTACAAAAGAAAACTCACAGGTTGCTACTAGATTATTCTATGATGAAAGAGGATTAGATCCTTATTATGGACTTCTAGAGTTAGGTGAGAAGTATGGAGTGTTTACAAAAACTGGAAATCGTTATAATATGGGTGAGAAAAAAGTTTACCCTAAAGAAGTGCTAAAGAACCCAGAAGTTTATTTCACACCAGAAGTTATGCAGGCTTTGGATGAGTGTGCTAAAAAAGAATTTAGTTACGGATCATTTGTATGAAAATAGAAACTAAAATATTATCTCATCTTGTATATGATGAGAAGTATCTCAGAAAAGTTTTGCCTTTTATCAAAGATGTTTACTTTGAAGTCTTAACTGAGAAAATTATTTTTCAAGAGATACAACAGTACATGAATAACTATGATGGTTTACCATCAGCAAATATATTACAAATAGAAGTAGAAAAAAGAAAGGATATATCAGAGGAAATATTTAAAGAAGCAGTCGATCTCATACAAAGCTTTCGAGAAGAAAAAGTTGATCAAGAATGGTTGTTAGATACAACTGAGAAGTGGTGTAAAGAAAGAGCAATATATCTTGCACTTATGGAAAGTGTAAAACTTGCAGACGGTAGAGATAAGACAAAAAATCGTGAAGCAATTCCTTCTATTCTTTCGGAAGCATTAGGAGTATCTTTCGATGATCACATCGGTCACGACTATCTACAGGATGCTGAAGAACGATTTGAGTTCTATCACAAGAAAGAAGACAAGATTCCATTTGATTTGGATCTCTTTAACAAGATTACAAAAGGCGGTCTTCCTAACAAGACTCTCAATGTTGCTCTTGCAGGCACTGGTGTGGGTAAGTCTTTGTTTATGTGCCATTGTGCTAGCTCATGTTTGTCTCAAGGTAAAAATGTTTTGTACATTACTCTGGAGATGGCGGAAGAAAAGATAGCAGAAAGAATTGACGCCAATCTCTTGGGAATAAACATCAAAGAACTTGCCGACATACCAAAATCATTATTTGAAACTAAGATTGGAAAAGTTGCAAAGAAAACACAGGGTACTTTGATCATCAAAGAATATCCTACAGCATCAGCACATGCTGGACATTTCAAAAGTTTGTTGAGTGAGTTATCAATCAAAAAAGGATTTGCACCAGATATTATATTCGTAGATTATCTAAACATCTGTTCATCATCTCGTTACAAAGGAACTATTGTC